TTAAATTTTATCCGCGTGGTGCATCAGCACAAATTTATCCCACAACTGTTCTTCTGTCTCGACATGCGCCGGATCTTTCACAATAGTATTGGGGATCGGGCACACCTTCTGGCAGGTTGGTGTCTCGTAGTGCCCTACGCATTCGGTACACTTATCGCTGTTAATCTCGTAGATATGATCTCCCATTGAAATCGCCTCATTCGGGCATTCGGGTTCACACATATCACAATTAATACAGCGTTTAGTAATTAGTAAAGACATTTCAATGAATTACCGTTAAATCATTTTAAAATCAGTAAGTTGTATCGAGTTTGTATGCTTTACTGTCATTAACTTACTGTATGTTGATCCAGTGTATTTAACCTTGATAAACTCAGTCCAGCAACACAAAACCGCAACACATTGCATTTTGTCCCGTAGAAAAGACTTGTATGTGTGAGCTTGTTTTCTGCGCCTACGCAGATAAGGATTGAGAATGCCGCGCACTGTAACACATAATCCGGATAGCCCCAATAATGACGATGTTTTAGCCGCTTCTGAAAAATGGGACGCCTGTAAACCCCCCTATACTAGCGCACACATGAAAATCTGTGTTGCTGCCGCCAAAATCATCCTCGCTGCTTCCGGCGTGGCTCGCCGTTCCAAATACGAAAAAGAGAACTATCTCCGTATCGATTTCAGCAAAGCCGGTAAGGTTACATTTTACGCCGAGTTTCCAAAAAAGATGGGCCTCAAAGGTAAAAAGCTCGGCGAGTGGCCGGAGCTCGCTATCCAGCTGGCGCGCGAAAAAGCGCTAGGTATGGCTGACGGTGGCCTGCGGGCAGAGTCCGTACATGCAGCGCTGGAAATGTACCGGGATGACCTCAAAGCCAAAGTCGCCCGGCAGAAGCTGAGCCCGGACAGTTTCACAACCTACGGGGTGCGTATCGACCGGATTAAAGCAACGTTCGGCGAGCGCGAGGTGTTCAGCGACGTAACATACAATCGGCTGGTGGAAGTGCTGGACGAGTGGATCGCTACTCGCTCGAACAATAACGCCCTGGAGTTGTTTGCCGAGCTCCGTCGGTTCTGGAAGTTCTGCGCACCTACTCTTTGCAACGGCCGCAATGTTGCCGCCAGTCTGCCAGATGATTATGTTTCCTCCCGCGTACAGAAACCTACCCCCACACGGCTTTTTACCGATATTGAATCAATCGCCCGGCTCTGGCTCAATGTTGCCGCCTGCACCTCTGTACACCAGAAGAATGCTGTTCGCTTCATGATCATCACTGGTGTTCGTCCGATTAATGTCCATAACCTACGCTGGGACTACGTTCACGAGGAGGCTGGTGAAATTGTTTATCCGGAAGGGGTTATCGGCATGCGAGGGGCTATGAAAACACAAAAGGCTTTTCGCCTGCCGATAACCCCTGAGATCCGGCGGATTATCGACGAGCAGAAAGCCTGGCGTGATTCAGTTCCTGAGTGCAACAGGGATTATGTATTTTTGCAGCCACGTGATCCAATGCAGCCATTTTCAAAACGATCACTGGATAAGCTGGTGAAAACATACAGCCCGGACGGGGCTGTAAAAGGAATAAAACATGATGGGACTGTTAAAGGGAAAGACGGTGCATTTAATACGATGTGCCGTAAATTCCTTAAGAGCAATGTTATTGCCTTGATGAAGGAAAGAGGCTATTCCCGATCAGACCGAAGGGAAATCAGCCTCCTTTGCCTTCACCACTCCAGCAAGTCAGATGACCCGATGGCAGAACATTACGACTTTTCTGATGAGATTTTACAGGAAGAGATTGCGTTGAAGCGCGAAGCTTTCGAGGCTCACGAGCGGAGCATACTTGCGCAGGTGGCATTGCTACGGCGGCGAGGTTAATACTGGCTGCGACATTTTTGAATAAAAGCGTCGATATTTCGGCGCTCATAACGAACTACTTTTGCACTGAAACGAATTGGTGCCAGGATAGCCCGATGACGATGCTTAATATTCCACTCACATAGCGTTTTCTGTGTAATACCTAACTTTTGGCATACTTCATCCGGGGTGAGTAAATCGTCGGGTTTCTCGCTCATGCTATACCTCTCTTTTTCATGGCATCGAGCAGGATGTCCTGCACTGTTCGTTTTGAGTTGCGCCGCTCCATCACCATTTCGTCCATAGTGTCGGCAGCAATAATGTGGTGAATAAATACCGGACGATTGTGTCCGGCCTGTATCTGTCTGGTTGGGCCGATACGTTCAATAATTTGCTGATATTGCTCCAGGTCCCACCAGTGTGAGAAAAATACCAGTATATTTCCGCCGTCCTGCATGTTCAGGCCGTGGCCCGCGCTGGCTGGGTGTGCAAAGAGAACAGGAATCTTTCCGGAATTCCAGTCGCGCAGTGTCTGTGGATCCTGGTCGAGGTGACGACCGCGAGGGAATGCTTTAAGCAAGCGTTCAAGATCGTGTTTCCAGTGATAAGCAACCAGCACAGGTGCGCCAGCTGCTTCGGTCAGTATGCTGTCCAGCGCCTGTAGTTTGGTGTCATGCAGTTCTGACCAACTTCCGGTGTCATCTGTGTATACTGCGCCGCTGGCGATTTGCAGACACTTCAGTGTCTTTGCCGCGGCGTTCGGTGCTTCGATGCCTTCGCCATTCAGCTCGAGGAACATTTCCTTTTCCATTTCACGATACTGCTGACGGGCCTTCGGTGGCATATCCACGCGGATTACGTTATGGATGGGGTCTTTGATATCGAACCAGTCGGCCGCATCCAGCGAGAGGGTTACATCGGCTAACGCTCGCTGTATTTCACCCTGTGAGTGAGCAAAAGGCTCCAGTTTGGTCCAGCTCAGCCCCGGAAACTGTATCGAGTTGAACCAGCGTGAGGTAAACGCGCCGTAAGTGCGCCCGAGACGTTGCCCCTGGTCCACAAACCACGATTGTCCCCACAAATCTACCAGGCCGTTCGGTGCTGGCGTACCGGTGAGATTTATCCAGCGCCGGACATACTTATGCGCCACTTTGCCCAGCGCCGCCGCGCGCTTACCACCACCTCGCAGCCGGAAGGATTTTAGCCGGGTGCTTTCATCTGGAATGACAATACCGAACGGCCATCGTTCTCCCAATTCTTCAACCAGCCAGACAAGGTTATCGTAGTTGATGGTGAACACGCTTGCGTTGCTGTTCGCCAGCGCCGTAGAGCGCGCTTTGGCATTACCAACAATCGGCTGCACCTCGATATTGCGCAAATGCCCCCACTTCACTGCTTCATCCGGCCAGGTGTTTGCTGCAACACGTAGCGGCGCGAGGACCAGTGCGGGGCGTGTTTCTGCCCCTGCCATAAAAAGATCTTCCAGCGCAGTGAGCGTTGCCACGGTTTTACCCATTCCCATACCTGCCCAGATGTTGCAGCGCATAATGTCGATTTGATGATTGATGATGAGATCTTGGTAGGGGTGAGGTGAAAATATAGCATAGTCCATGGTATTGTATCTCCATGAATGAACTTATGTAGTAATAGCTTAATTATTTATTTCGAAAGGAACAGTTATGACCTCAGCTTATACAGATGTCCAGCAAGAAGAAAATATTACTGATAAATTAGTTGTTAAATATGATGGTCCCGCACTAGCAGATCATAAAATAGATTTGGATGTTTTAACTGAGTCATTGAATGGACTAAACAACTTGCTTAAAGAAGTTAATTTGGTTGTCAATGGCACTAGTGAGTGTATTAATGTTGAGGTTGAGCCTTTTAAGGAAGGCTCATTTGAGTATTTGATTGATGTTATTCAAAATCCACTTGACCATTTGAATATATTAAGCATTATTGGGCTTGGAGGTACAACTGCACTCGCAGCAGGAAATACTCTCATTGACTTAATTCGTCAGATCAATGGTAGGCAAATAAAACGGTTGACTTTAACAGCGGAAGGAGACTGTAAAATAGTTATGGATGATGGTGAGGAAATTATAGCCCCGTCATATTTCCGGCCTTTACTTGCCTCACCAAGCATACGCAAATCCTTATCGAAGTTAATTCATAATCCTTTGCAAAAGGAAGGATACGAATCGCTTAAAATTTCAACTCAACAGGGGGTTGAGCTGATTAAGGTGCACGAAGATAATATTGAACCGTTCAGATATAGGCGCGTTCCTGTAGTGCAGTCCTTGTCTGAAAGGGTGATTGAAGAGGCTCTAATCACATTTTTGACTATTCATAAGGATAAAAACACAGGCTGGCGAGTCAACTATGGCGATGACACAATCAGCGTGTCTATAGAAGATACTGAGTTCTTACAACGTGTTAGTACGGGAAGAGAACCTGGTGTTTTTAGTGATGCTTACTGCGTTGATTTGCTCGTCCGTGAGAACTTGAATTCGCTGGACAAAACGTACATAGTTGTTAAAGTACACGGCATCTTATAGTAGATTCACATGGGGAGGGGGCTATGATTGCTTTTGCTTTTTGGCTGGCTTTTTTTAGCCTGCTTCCCGTACTATATTGGGTTCTTAAGATGGGGTTTGACCGGTTACGCTTTGCGCTTATGCCTAAACATCATCTTGTTCTTGAATGTGTTGACTCAGAAGGAGTTGTCCGTCGCGATGTCGTTGATGTCTCTTCTGATGATGAATTTTACAAAATTGCAATGAATGCCATTCGTGCTGGAAGATCAGTCAAAGGAGGGACGTTTGAGTAGCGCTTCTAAACCTGATAGCTACGAAAAAGTCCCTCTGATTTCTAATGTTGCTGCTGGTGGCATCACTGGTTTTTTAACATTACTGGTGTCCTCGTGGGACGGTCGTTTTCCGTATATTGGTTCTGATTTAAATACAATAAAGCCATTTCTTTTATTAATGCTTCCCAGTTGCGCTATGTTTCTGGCGCATTGGATAAAGTCGATTGGGTTTAAATGGTCCTTAGGTAGCGTTAATCGACAGTTATTAAGCATTAATAAGAAGAAAGAAAAAGAACTTCGCCGTGATATTGAAAAGTACAAAAATGTTATTTCTAATGAAAAGATAGAGGACTTTAAAAGTCAACTTGAACAAGTATTACAAGATCGTCATGATATTATTTCTAATAATTACGCACAGAAACTAAGAGAAAGAAATTATACGCAAGAAAAATATCATGAGCATAAACAAACCGCTGCAAATGATAATATTGAGCTGCAAAGCATACTGGAGAATCAGAAGTTCAATCAAAAAGGCATTGACTAAATTTTTATAATATCCTCTCTAGGTTCTTGCTATCCAGCACCACTACGGTAAAGCCCAGTTTTCGCAGACGTTCATGTTCGCGCAATTGGTCAGGCCGTGGTGGCTTGCCGGGAGATTTACATTCAACGAAAACGATACGACCACCTGGTAGCAGGACAATGCGATCCGGTACCGAGCGGTGACCGGGAGATACAAACTTAAAGGCCACTCCGCCAGCTTTTTTCACTTCAGCGACGAGGTGCTTTTCGATAAGGCTTTCACGTTCATAGGCCATCTGAATCCCACTCTTCAAAAAGCACATTCAATTCCAGTTTCTCTGCCAACGCGTTTTCTGCACGTGCGCCAGCAGAGTACTCCCACTCTTTGAGCATATAAATCGTATCGGCACAGCGAAGCATTGCGAGGCAGATGTCCATATACTGAGCCTGTGTCAAACCATTGGGTAAAGTTGCGGGGTTAAGCACAACATATCCCTTGTCCGTTAGCCTCTTTGCTGCGGAATGAAAAGCCGGGCGGTTAAATTGCTCGTAACCGCTCATCGGCCCGGCAACGTAAACGATCATTCTTCGACCGCCTTACGCTTTTCACGCATATTCTGCATCAGGCAAAAATCAGATCTGCGTTCACTCCATTCCTGATTCAGTTCGTGATGTGATTCGCGGTTGGCTTTTGCCCAGACCTTCGCTGCCCGGTCATATTCGCCGGATTGTTCAAGTCGCAAAGCCTCCCTTGCAGCCCTGTAATAAAGTGGATTGTCCCGGTATTTAAATGACATAGGAGTTAATCCTTACGGTAGTGGTACGCCTCAAAACCGCCAGCGTTCAGTGGGATATCGGGCGCCCATTCGGGGTCAGTGGAGAGAAGCGCGGAAAGCGCTTTATCGTTGAAATCTTCTGTGTCAGGTGCTTCGGTGATCACCTCGTCGTGTACCGTCAGCACAATGCTGTAACCGGCATCTTCGATAAGCGGCATGTTTCCGGCCAGAATGTCGCGGGCGGCCGCCTGGGTGATGTTCTCCACCAGCTTTCCGCCGTAGGTTTTGAGTCGTTGCCATTTACGCGAATAAGAGTTAACCCCCATGTAGGTGATATTCCCTTTTTCGATAACCGGAGACGGGTAGCATACAGCGCGTCCGGATGGTAGCTGTATGCGCAGCCACGCGCCATCGCGGCGGATTTTAAGATAACCGCAATACAATGTTTTTTGCGGTGTGGCGATTGCAGTGCGGACGGTGCGCTCCAGTTCGTACCAGAAATCACAGGTCGCGGGATGCGCCCGGCGCCAGAGACGTTTAAGTGAGTCGCAGGCGATAAATACCCGTTCAGAAAGCCCGTAGGTTGACTTGCGTTTAACCGATTCGTCGTACCAGCTTTTTGCCTCGCGGATAACATCGCGGGGAATGTTTGGTAGTGCGGCGTTCGCCAGCTCGTCGAGATCGAGACCGTAAACCAGTGCAAAAGTGATGAAGGCCGACACACCACCACCATAACCCAGACCGAGTTCCATGACTTTACCGATCTGACGCATGTGTTTATCAACATCATCTGGTGCAATATCGAAAGCTTTTGCATACGCCAGTTTATATAAGTCCGGACCCGTTCCGGCGTCGTACTCTCTGAATGCATTCAGTTTCCATTCTTCTCCCGCCAGCCATGCCAGCATACGGCCTTCAATGTTCGACAAGTCACTTACCACCAGCTTTTTGCCTGTTGGCGCGATAATGCAGCCACGTAACGCTGAACTGGTTAGTTCCATGATATTGTCAAACAGCAGGTCTGCACATCCGGCTTTCAGTGCTTCGATGCCTTCGTCTATTTGTTCCTGTTTTAGTGAAGGGCGGGGAAGGTTCTGGGGCTGGAATAGCCGTCCGGCCCAACGACCGGTACGTGACGCCCCGCAGAACTGTAGCGTACCGCGTAAGCGCCCGTCGTGGCTTACGCCTTTCATCAGTGCCTTGTATTTACTGGTGCTGGTAGTACTGGCCTGCAGGCGGATAGCCAGCAGTTCTTTCACGGCAGATGGTAAATCGGGGTCGGCAATACGACGTTCCAGAGTACTGCGTTGCATGTCCGGTAGCTCCACACCGTAGGATTCAACAATGTGCTTAATCAACGCGTCCCGTTGTGTGGCTGCCTGCACTTCGCCATCAGTCATTTCCTGTGTACGCTTTGCCAGGCGCTTTTGCTCCTGGTCTACCGCTTCGATCGCAGCGCGCGCGAGTTGCATGTCCATGCAGACGCCCCGGTCGTTGATCTGCTGATCACGATGCCAGAGCGCCAGCTCTGTCCCCTGATAATTCCACTTCGGCAGACGTTTATAGACTTCGCGCATTGCCTCGATATCCAGTCCGGCGTAAGCAACAAAGCGCCGCCATTCTTCCGGGTGGGTTTTACTGGTGGCCCGACGCAGTTTGCTGTTTTTTGGGCGTGGCTTACAGAACAGCTGGATCAGCGCTTTACCTTCTTTGTCCTTCGCTTTGTCTTGCGGGACGCCTAGTACTTCGCAGAGTTCCCCCAGAGACCCCGGGAGACCGTGCGCCAGCGCCTGCACCATCGTGTCGCGCCAACGTTCGACTGGCGGTGCCAGTCGCGGCATTGCATAACGCAGGACGGTGCGGTCGAAGTGAGAGTTATGAAAATAAAGCAGGGTTTCAGGGGCTGCGATTGCTTCGTATAAGCCGTGTGGAATACCACTACCGGCAGTGATATCCCACACGTATACGGGCCCGTCGTTGATAGCCCATGCGAACAGCATCACTTCAACGCCTTCGGCATACGCATGGGTACCGTTCGTAATAGGGATTTCGCAATAGGTTTCTAGGTCACCCCATAGTATATTGGACATAAAATAACCTTGTGTGATATATGGTTATGTAGGTGTAAATAAACAAGGAGACGGCGGTGTTTAGCTTTGGTATCGGAATACTTTCATTGATAGGTATTATTGCTTTCCCCATTCTTTATATTTTAGGGAGAATAGTTCGGGCTGGTGGCGCATGGCTCGAACGTGAAGAAGGTCCTAAGGATCGTGTTCTTCCCAAAATTATAATTTTTGCGCTTATTGGGTTCTTTCTTGGGTGTTTGGCTCAGCCTGTATGGGACAGCATTTCGGCATGTAGAGACTATGGCAATCCAATAGGGAAATGTCTTTTTAAATTCAATGAATTTTAATTTTTAGTATTGCGGTAGGCTGGTTTGGATAACTATTTTCTTAAGCCAGCCTTTGTTATAAGAAATATTAAGCATCTACCCCTTCGTCAGAAGGGAGGCCGATCATTTCGTTGAGAGTTTCGCGTCGTATAGCTGGCGGAAGCGGAGCAGATGGTGCATCGGCTGGCAGAAGTTCTTTAGCTTCAGGCCACTCTTCCAGCAGGCGCTTAACTGTGCGCACTTTACTGAGTGCAGCGCTGACATTCTGTCGAATGTCTGACTCATCGCTCTGTATCTGCTCATAAAGTGCATCAAACCCGTAAAACTCTGTAACTAGAGGGTCATTTGCCAGAAGGGTAAATTCCCCCGGCGCGATTTTGTGAATATGGTCTGGTGACCCTGATTCATATCCTCGATAGTTACCGTTGAAATAGACGGTAACCCGAGAACCTGCCAGATTCAGACACATGTAACACTCTTTCCTGATAATATTATTGGCGGTTTTTAATGCTTCGGGGACTTTTGATACCAGTATTTCTATTTTTTTTATAATTTTTAATATTTCAGCTTCTTTCTCTACGCCCCCGATAGCTGCAAGCCGAACACGTTCGGCCCATTCAACACGAGCAGCTCGTAGTGCTGATTTACGTTTGGGGATACCCGCTTTCTCAAGTGCGTTATTGATGATTTGAGTTTTAAGGTGATTAGTTAATACGGGCTGTGACATTATTCTTTCCCTCATGAGATCCCCCAGCATGTAGCTGGGGGATGAATATTTTTAAATTAGTGCTTCAGCATCAGCACCTTCGCTGATATCGTCGAAATCGTCAGCGCTTGCCACTCCGCCGCCAGCGAATGCATCGCCGTCTCGCAGGAACTGGACTCCGCCGAGTGAGGCATTAATGCGTTTACCGAAATTATTGTCCTGTGCCCAGATATCGATAACGGCGTTTACATAGCACCCTGCATAGGGACGTCCGTCAGCCTGAATAAGTGGCGAACGATCGCGATCAAGAACAGCTGGGCGCGCTTTGTTAGCAGCATTCAGGAAGAAATTACCGGGGAAGCCTTCATACTCTGCTTTTTCATCACCATCATGCAGGCACAGATTGAGTTTTTTCTCCAGCTGGTTATAAATGGGCTCCCACTTCTCTCCCCATTTTTCCTTCGCTACCTGCTTCATAGCTTTACGGATTTCTTCCAGTTGTGGGTGTTTGGGAGACATTAAAAATACTGCGGAGAAACGCGGATCGCCTTCGCCGTTTACAGTTTTAGCTTCAAACAGAGACGGGAAGGCCAGACGAACATTGTTCAGCTTCAGTTTCATGGGGATTTCCTTAAATCAGATGAGGTCTGCGGTTAGCGTATCGTCGGATACGTCGTCGAAATCATTTACAGGGTTGATATTGAGTGCGGGGCGTGGGTCTGACTCGGGAACGACGGTGGGTTTACCATCAGCTCGTGTTATCAGTGCCTCGACTTTTGACCAACGGCGCGGACTGGCCTTTTTGATAAGTTTTTCGGCTTTTGTGGGACTAATAAGTTTAAAGTCGAATACTTCTTCAGTTTTGTACCTGAACTGGTCCTTCAGAAGTGCGCGAGCTGCCACTTCGTCACTCCAGGCCCGGTTACCTTGTTTTCCTGTTACCAGTTTAAACCCCGGTACCGGATGTCCGGCATTGAGTTCATTGTGAACCCGGTCCCGTACTGCCTTTAGCCAGGATTCAATAAAGTCGGCCTGGCTATAGATCTCTGCAAGCTGCTCAATGGTTAACAGAGGTACACGTGCGCTGGCATTGGTGATTATTTCGCTGACAGGCTTTGTCAGATCTTCAAAATCGCTGGCCGCTGTTTGTAAATGCTGCATTTTCTGGGCAGTGCAAATAGCTTTTGCTTTACAGAAGCGGCACTGTTTTTCTCCAGGTATGAAGTTTTCCAGCGGTAGTGTCTCAATGCCTTCGCATTCAGCAATATTGAGAACAAGGATCGCACTGGTTGCGGCCTCCAGTGCCCGTTCTCCGAAAGACTGAAGTTCCTGTACGGTTAACGACCATTCTGAAACGTGGTTGAGCCTTGGTTGGTGAATAAATAATCTTACAGTTTCAAAGTCATACAGCATGCTGAATTGTTCAAGCGCACCCAGAGCATACAGTTGTAGTTGCTCATTTTGTTCTGCATCAATGCGGACGCCTTTGCCATATTTCAGGTCGTGGATTTGTAATTCGTTACCAGCGATGATTATGCCGTCGGCAGTTCCGAAAGATTCTTCCACACCCGTTATATGTGAGAAATCAACACGTTGTTCAACCAATAGTTCATTATTCTTTGCAAGAGTCCAGACCGTATCAACATACCGGCCGACGGCTTCGACCATTTCATCATCCACCTGTGGGCCAGATTTATCATCAGGATTTTCGCGAAGGGGGTATGAGCCGAGAAACATAGAAACATTGCATCCGGCGTAGTGTTCCGGGTGGCTTTGCCTGTTTCGTAGAACTTTTTCAGCAAGCGCGTGCGCTGCAGTGCCCTCGATTGCAAAAGTTGTTTCTTTATCCGGTTGTGTGGCCTCCAGCGCCAGACTTCCTGGGCAGCGCATCCATCGATGCGCTGATGATGGAGAAAGTTGTGCGTGAACGTCTGGCATGATTAACCCTCCAGTGCTTTTTCAGCTAGGGTGATTACTTCAGCGAGATTTTCATCCGTTACTTCACCAAGTTTCCTGGCTCCCTGTTTTTCCAGAATTGCAATAGCTTCTGCCCGGTAGCCCCCTTTTGCTAACTGGAGGATCAACCCTTCAGCTTGTTTGCGTAGTGCCGCGAAATCAATTGTATGGTCATCTTTGGCGTCATTATTCTGGCTGGAATTTGCTGCGTCTCTGCGTGCAAATTCTTCCTGCAGCTGAAGGTACTCAACACGGTTGATCTCGATATGGCCTTTTTTCAGCATCTCGTTCAACTTGCGTAAGGTGTGGAGTTCACTGGCTGCTGTGCCGGATACATTTTTGACGTAAAACGGCCCCGTGCGTTCTCCATCCTTGTTACTGGCCTTTTTCGGCTTAACTTCATCACGCCCATCCGCAGGTGCATCAAGTAGCTGCTCGGCAAAAGCACGTCGCTCGCCGATGGTTGGCAGGTCGTCCCAGAACTTAAGGATGTTACGGGACAGGTCCAGGAGAGCAGGTTTAAGCAGCGCCCTGGCTCGTTTGACGCCCTGCAATGCGCTGTCGAGAGCATCAATCTGAACTACTCGTTTATCGCCTTCAGCATCACGGTAGGCAACAGCACGTTGCAGCATGTCTTCTGTGATAGGGGTGGCTACCGGGTAGAAACCAGCCAGTGCGATAACGTCGCTGAACTCCAGATCATCCAGTGTCATTGCCGCTGACATATTTTCAGTTTCAGTTGCTGTATCCCGACATTCCTGCACTCGTGAAATCGTGTCAGGATGCATAACAATGCCTGATGCCATTGTGCGGATAAGACGTTCAAGCAGCGCATTATGTTGTGCCAGAAGTTGATTATTAAGTTCTAGACTGGTTTCTAAACTCATACTGTGGTCCTCGCTACAAGGAGAATGAAAGTGATGATCAGACCGAGCGCAGTGGCAACGGCCAGACCGGTCATCAAATCGAAGTTTTTACGGCGATAACGGAGAACATCGCGCCCCGTCAGTCGATGGATGTGTTCAGGTTTCATCGGTTGTATTCCTTTTTTCATATCGGGGAGCACGCTGTTGCGAGTGCGCTTTCAGACATAAAAAAGCCCGTCACGTGAGGCGGGCAAAGACTACACACAGCAATTACATGGATGATTCAGTTGGTATTGTGCGTACGTGGTACCACAAGGTTGAAGCGGACACGCCAGTGCGTTGCAATGGTATGCAGGAAAGCACCACATCCAGGGCAGTGCTCATAACATTCGTTGATTTGGTATTGTTTTGGCTTTGGTGTCTGAAGCTGTGTTTGGCAAGCAAGGCATTCACCTTTGAGCGGTTTATACGTTTTCACGCCGTTTCCTCATTCAGTTCACTTTGGTGGTTCGGCGGCTTCGACTTGTATCAGTAGACAGTGCTTCGCCAGTGGATTAGTAAAAGGCCAGAAGCCTTTGATTAATTCACTGCTCGCCCCATCGTCGGGGCGTTTCAATTTGCGTGACTTATCAGCTCGTCGCGGTGTTGTCCTCTACGCTTACCGTACGCATACGGACTCGGCGCTTACCTCGATCCCATCGGGTGCCATTTCATTTTGCCAGGAGTACTGCGGCTTACCTGTCACGCGGTTCAGTTTGTTAAAGAGCGATTACTTATTGCGATTAAAAATACAAGCAAACCTGTAAATGCGTCAACAGGTATTTTGGTAAAAAATGCATTATTAACCTAATTACTTGTTTTCACAGGTAATAAAAAAGAGGGCCTAAGCCCTCTTTGTTTAGTAGTCAGGATGCGATTATCTTTTTCTGCGGAATATGCGATGTTCTACCATTGTCCCTATGATCTTAATTGGTTTTTCCCAGGAGCGACAAATAGGGTAATCACTATTCAATGGAACAAGTTCAAAGTCTTCCTCACCCTTAGCGCCAATCCCTATCGGGCGGTATTTTTTGAACGTTGCTTCGTGGCTACCGTTACATGCCGCAACGAATTCACCAGGAGTAGGGTATACGTCAGTGTCAATTATAACGATGTCCCCCTCTTTAAATTCAGGTTCCATTGAATCCCCACGTATACGTAGCGCAAATGAACTTTCTGATAGCTCAGCCGTGGTGAGAATGTATTCGAAATCACCTTCTTCACGAAGTAGTTCAGCGCTTGTGAAAGCCCCTGCTTGTACGTAGCTTAGAACAGGCACCCTTCGGGCTCCGTAGTTGAAATCTGTAACAACATCGCCCCCAAGAAGTAGCCATTTAGGATCGCATTCAAGAGCTGACGCTAAAGCAAGAAGATTGCGTGGTTTAAGTGTTTTCCCATTCTCTATAGCTTCAATCGACTGCTGGCTAATGCCCGCTCGTTTCGCAACTTCGACCTGAGTTAAGTTTAGTTCTGTTCTGCGTTTTTTAGCTCGGTTGGCAAGATTCATGTTGACTCCTTTTCTGTCATTGATGATTACAGATACCTCTGTATTTGACAAACAAGGTTGCCTGTGAGGTAATTACAAGTAAACCTGTAATAATGAGGGCTTACTCAATGACCAGTTCTACCCTTGCTTCACGTATAAAGGAGCGCCGCAAAGCTTTAGGTATAACCCAAACTTCATTGGCTGAAAGTGTTGGCATGCGTCAGCAGTCTGTTCAATACCTTGAGTCCGGACGCGCCACCCGTACCGGTTTCATCCTTGAATTGGCAAAAGTTCTGAAATGCGATCCTGACTGGCTATTAAACGGCGAAAATTCAGAGCAGCAAAAGGTGTAACCCATGTCTGATAACAAACCATGGGGAGCTACGCCCGATGAATGGTTCCACTTCGATCTGGTGTTGGGGATGACAGACAGGCTTTTACCTGTGGTGTCCAATCCCTGTGCAGAACTGTCGCCTAATAGCAAGCTGTCTCATAATTTCGGCAAAACACCCAGTCGCTACAATGGCCAACGTAAGGTTGTTGGTATCCCCGACTGGGCTAACTATGTTGTTACGGAAAACGATTTTGCCCGGTGGTCGAACGAACCCGATTACGGTATTTGCGTTCGTACTGGCGACGGGGTGGTGGCTCTGGACTGCGATATCAATGACGCCGGGATGCAGGAGATCGTACGCAATATTATCCTGTCATGCCTGGGGGAACTTCCGCCACGTCGCTGGCGGGCTGACAGTCATAAATGCCTGTACCTGATTGCTGTTGATGGCGACTACCGTAAACGTGGTCACCGCCTGGAAGGCGAAAATAAACAAATAGAGCTGCTCGCTAAGGGCCAGCAGTTTGTGGCTTGTGGTACCCATCCGGCAGGCGAACGTATTCAGTGGGACTGCGGTTTGCCCGGCGAACCTCTGAAAATTACATCTGAACAGCTCGAAAGCCTGTGGCAGCGCCTGGCGGATAACTTACCCGTGAAAGACAGCTATACCGCAGGTGCGGGACGTCAGCGTGACCTTTCCTGTGTCGATCCTTCCGCGACAGATGATGTCGCCGACTGGCTTGACGCGAACGGGTGGACTCTGTCGGTCAGCTCTGATGGTTCCCGCAATCTGAAACCGTTTCGGGATGAGTCAGAATACAGCAACGGTTGCAGCGAAACATCCATTAAGTATTTCCCAAAAGGGACGGGGGGATTTGAACAGGGACATTTTAAAAGCATGCACAACACCGATGCGGGGCTTACTGATGCCGACTGGCTGGAAGGCTACGGCTATACGCAATCTCTGTTCGAAGATCTCACGGTGGCTGAAGATGGCGATAAGCCTGAATTTACCGATATTAATACAGATATGACAGCCCATTTTCTGGAACGCTTTATCTACGTCATCGAGGGTGACCAGGTATGTGATCTTAGCCGACCGCCATATCAGTGTATGATGGATATGAAGTCGTTCAAAAACCTGATGGCGCCTTACCAGTTCCCGCCAGAAGGGAAAGGACAACCAATTCCCGCAACCAAACGGTGGATAGAGCATCGGCATAAAAAGATTGCTGAGACGACAGGCTATAAGCCCGGTGCGGGACGTATTATCGAGCGTTTCGACGGGCGGTTTGAGATAAACGAATTTTATATGCCTGAGCATCCACGTACAGCGGATACAAGTAAGGTGTCCACGTTCCTTAATCATATGGCGTATCTGGTACCTGATGCCTGGCAGCGCGAGTTTTTCATCGCCCGTCTGGGGTGGATGGTTCAGCGTCCGGAGCGTCGATGCCCGATTTCTATTCTGCATGTGGCTACCGCACATGGTACGGGCAGAGGATGGGTCAGCCAGTTAATGGAGCGCGTGCTTGGTCCGTGGAACTGTGCTCGTACTCGCATGAAGATCCTGTGCGATAACCAGTTCCATGACTATCTGTACAATACGCTTCTATGCACCATTGACGAGGTGCGCGAAAACGATAAGCGGTATGAGGTGAACGATAAGATCCGCGATGTGCTGACAGAACCACGGTTTGAAGTGAACCGCAAATATGGCAGCAAAAAAACGATGGATATATACACCGGCTTTCTGTTCTACACCAACCACTTTGATGCGCTGGCGCTGCCAGAGGAAGACAGACGTATCGCTGTGCTTGGTGGCCCTGACTTCGCCGCAACTGAAGAGCATTACGCCAGCCTGTACGGTGCGCTAAGCGACAGCGACTTTATCGCCCAGGTGTACTGGTATCTGATGGGCGTTGACCTGTCTCGCTTTAACTGGCAGCGCGCCCCCGAGACGAAAGAACGCCTTCTGATGATTGAAAGCAATAAGAGCGATGTGGAGGCTGCTCTTATTGAAATCCTGGATAATCCGCCTGTGCCAGCAATGACTTATCAACAAATTGTTAACGCAATACTGGCAGAAGCAGGAATGGATGTAGAAATTAACCAGAAGCACATAACAAAGCTATTGCGAGAAAAAACAAAAAGGCAGCCAACAGATTTAGTAAAAATTGACGGAATGGGTTATCGCTTCTGGATACTTGCAAAAAATTGCGACTTCAATAATGAGGAATTGCGCGAAATATATAAAACTTGCGAAATTTTGCAATCTGGATTGTAAGAAGGTAACAGTAAGGTAACAGTAAAACGACTAACTGTTACCTTGAAAATATAAATAAATTCATATGGATAACTAAAAAAGGTAACAGGTAACAGTAGTATTTAATTTATATATGCGAGACTTTATATTATACGTGCTATACCTGCACATATGTATATAGAACTAAAAGCAACTGTTACCTGTTACCCAAAACGGGGTTAAGCCTTATGTGGCGCGCCCTACAGGAGGTAACAGTTAGCTATTTATCTGTTACCTTACTGTTACCTCAACAATAAACTTGCAGAAAACTGCAAATAGCTAAGTGGAGTAAACAAACATGCAAAAAATACAAGTTTCAAAAATGATAGAAAATGAAACAGCGGAACCGGGAGAAGCATCCACGGCCATACGTTCAGTGGAAGCCGAGACAACCCGAAGGTTTTGGGTCGTAGAGCCCATTATTGACAGGGATCAGACTCCCGCAGGTGAGGTTTTTTGGTTCCGCAGGGTGATTGCCTGGGCTGTTGTTCTTGAGCAACTGGAGGGTTTCTCACCGGTTTCTGCGGTACGTCCGCTTGCTCTGGATAGCGATCTGGGTCAACTGGAGGTTTCCCACGGCAACGTTGTTGAGCTGGAAGATATTCCAAAGGGCGCGACACACACTTCCCCGGAGAAAATAGCATCTCGCAAACTGCCTGATGGGTTAGAGATGTCGTTAGACCTTGTGGTAAACGAGTTCTTCTTCCCTGTTGGGTGATAATCTTAGAAAAGTTTTTCCGTAACAAAACGTAGAGAGCAGATAACTATGCGCAGAGATATGCAACTTGTTCTGGAGCGGTGGGGGCGATGGGCCGCGAGCGAGGAATACTGTTCAATGGTTGACTGGCCTTCGATGTCGGTGATGCCTCAACGCGTAACCGCCAGCGGCAAACCCGGTTGCTCCGACGAGGACGGAGCCGCAATTGACACCTGCATCGCCCACATGAGCATGGTGTGTCCGCATGACGACTTGCTGGTTCTTGGCCTACGTTTCATCGGCGGCTTTTCTACGCGCTCAATCGCTGAATCTGTGAATCGTAGCCACCTTAGCGTCAGAACATCGCTTAGAGCGTCAGAGGCATTTCTTGAGGGAGCGCTGGTGCTCCAGGGAATTCGACTGGATATGGACCCTGAAGTTGCTTTACCTGAAAAGGTTGTGTGCGCACAAAAACATGTGCTATGGTTGTAGCATCTAGAATTGTATTCTACGTTCTGAAAGGCTCCGCTAACCCCGGAGCCTTTTTTCTTACCCCATTCTGGGGAAAAGCTAATAAAACAGGGTTTTCGTCGCGAAAAAACGCTATGCAGTTTTTGCCCTTTTTTATGCACCTTTTATTCACTCGAATTTCGTCATTCTGGACCACTTAAGTTGATTAAATAGGCCTTTCATCGCAAATCTATTGCGAGCGGTGATCGTGTGGTTCCTATAACGTACATTATGTTAAATAACCTCCTTTTTTAACAAATTTAACAAGGTTCGCTATGGCGAACTTTTTTTGTATTCAGGGCCCACCGAAGGACGGCTCATAACCCAATCCTACGGGCGTATACGCAGGGCCCGCCTTTCAACAACACCCCGTAATGGCGGAGGTGGGAAGTATGAAAATGCACAATGCTCCTCATTCCTGGCCTGACTTACTGGAACTCTTACAAAGTTGGTGGCGTGGAGACACACCGCTGGGCGCAGTGATTATGTCGATCGTTATGGCTGGTTTGCGCATCGCCTATTTTGGCGGTGGTGGTGGCTGGAAGCGAAAAACGCTCGAGATTTTGCTATGTGGTGCTCTGACGCTGACCTTTGCATCCGCTCTTGAGTATGTCGGATGGCCTAAATCGCTTTCTGTTGCCATTGGTGGTGGCGTGGGGCTGATCGGTGTCGATGCTATTCGTGGGGCTGCAATGCGAGTAATCGGTAACAAATTTGGTAGATCGAAGGAGTAATTTATGCAGGCACTAAATTCACAGCGTAAAGCTTTCCTGGATATGGTGGCATGGTCAGAAGGAACGGATAACGGGCGACAACCGACACGTAACCACGGTTATGATGTTATTGTTGGTGGCGAACTGTTCACTGATTACTCCGATCACCCCCGCAAACTTGTCACGCTAAACCCCAAACTCAAATCAACAGCCGCCGGACGTTACCAGCTTCTTTCACGCTGGTGGGATGCTTACCGTAAACAGCTTGGCCTGAAAGATTTTTCGCCAGAAAGTCAGGACGCTGTGGCGCTGCAGCAGATTAAAGAGCGTGGCGCTTTACCGATGATTGACCGTGGCGATATTCGTCAGGCAATCGACCGTTGCAGCAATATCTGGGCGTCGTTACCTGGTGCAGGTTACGGTCAGTATGAACATAAAATCGGTGACCTGATTGCCCGATTTAAAAAAGCTGGCGGAACGGTCAGAGAGATTGAGGTATGAGCAGAGTCACCGCGATTATCTCCGCTTTGGTTATCTGCATCATCGTCTGCCTGTCATGGGCTGTTAATCATTACCGTGATAACGCCATTACCTACAAAGCCCAGCGCGACAAAAATGCCAGAGAACTGAAGCTGGCGAACGCGGCAATTACTGACATGCAGCAGCGCCAGCGTGATGCTGATGCACTCGATGCTAAATACACCGGAGAACTAGCTGATGCGAAAAAGCAGCTTGATGATCTGCAGCGTTGTGTTCGCACTGGCAAGTGTGGGCTGCACTTCAATGCCCGATGTCCAGCGAGCGGAAAGACCGGCACCGGCAGCTTGGGCGATGCTTCCAGCCCCGGACTTACTGACTCCGCTGAACGGGATTATTTCACCCTCAGAGAGCGAATCGTCACAGTGACGAAGCAGGTCGGCTACTTGCAGGACTACATCAAAGAGCAGTGTTCAAATTAGTGTTAATGAAGAATTTTAAGGGTAATATTATCTCTATTTCTCAGGATGGAGGTAATTTATGCAGACCGATCTGGAATACTTGAAGGGAATGTTAGGGGTCTTTATTAAGGCTGGCGGACCATTGATATCAGCTAATGACCTTAAAAAAGCTGGATACGAAATAAGCAGCGATAAAGGACTCTTTCATTACTACCAATTGATTGAGAGAGGTTATATCAGTAACCATTTTCTAGAAATAGGCGATCCTAAGAAATTAGGACTTACTATTGGGCTTAATGAAATCCGTGAATGGCCAGCCAATGTAAGACTCACGTCATCAGGCCAAGAGTTTGCAGAAACCCTTCAACAAAAGGATGTTTTTGAGAAGCTAAAAACAATTAGCGATCAACCATTATCGGTATTGAAAGATGTTGGTGTAGAGCTTCTAAAATCCTACGCAAAAAAGAAATTTGGTCTTTCAGATTAACTGCCTATGGGCGGTTTTTATTGCCATTACGATGATTCTCCCCATTGTGATGGCAGTATCCCCTACAGAGGATAATTAACCATATATCCCCACAAGCAGATAAAGAGGCTCTCAATGTCCGACATCTACCAAACCCAAACAGGCGAAACCTTTACGGGCAAGACGTCACGACGTCAGCCTGAGCTGGTTAATGGCTTTATGCAGCTGGCTACCGAGACGGGCGAGTAAATAACTCCATTAGGAGAATGTGGAACCATTACACTTTGAGCCGTTAACTGATATTGATAAAGGTAAATAATATCCTGGTTAAGGTTTTCTAATAGCCAGCCATTTGCAAAATCACAGTTACAGCAGCAGCGAAAGCTGCATATGAGTTATATTTAGACTGTAACCGCGCAGTTAAGAAAAATTCGTGAAGATCTACATTTTTTTTTGGGATCATCAAATGTAATTGCTACAACGGTGCTTCTACCTGTTTTGACTTTGGCTGTTGCTGATTTGATCCATAACCCAGCCGATAAAAACCCAAAGAAAATCGATAGTGCATGATGGTCAATTAACCAGTTTTTAATTAGTAATAAATCACTCATTTTCAATCCAATTGAGACTTTGTCATGGCACTCACCGACAAACAAGAGATGTTCTGTCGCGAGTACCTCATCGATTTAAACGCCACGCAAGCGGCTATTCGGGCGGGGTACAGCGCAAAGACAGCTAACCGTACCGCATCCGAAAACCTGTCAAAACCTGACATCAAGTTAAGAATCGCCGAACTGAAAGCGCAACGCAATGATCTTGTTGGTATTAATGCAGAATATGTACTTAATCGCCTTATTGAAATCGACCAGATGGATGTGCTTGACATTCTCCTGCAAAACGGTGAGCTAAAACCCATTAAAGACTGGCCTAAGGTATGGCGCACAACGTTATCAGGAATGGATGTCGTGGAGATGGCATCCGCAGATAGCGCCGCACTTCTGAAGAAAATCAAATGGCCTGATAAGGTTAAAAACCTTGAGTTGCTCGGGCGTCATGTTTCTGTTCAGGCGTTTAAAGACAATGTCAAAAATGAAGTGACTGGTGCTGACGGAGGACCAGTCAGAACAGAAATTACCAACTTAACGCCGGAGCAGGTTACAGAAGCGTATAAAAAAATGATGGGCTAAGTATGCCGTTACCATTTCCCTTCGATTTTAAACATCCTGATTACCAGATGGTTTTTGAATGGCGGATGGAACGCCTACAGCGCATTCGCCAGAATCCTGAAATATTGCCCGTATTGAAGCAGTTTTACCGTACCAACCCAGCTCAGTTCATCATCGACTGGGGCATGACAACAGACCCGCGTAATATTGATTATGGCCTGCCGGTGACCATTCCGTTTTTACTCTTCCCTAAGCAGGAGGAGTGGATCCACTGGATTATGGAACGCTGGAGCAATCGGGAGAATGGTATTACCGAAAAATCCCGTGAAATGGGGCTCAGTTGGACCGCGATCGGACTGGCCTGCTCGCTTTGTCTCTTCAACAAAGAAATGGTTATCGGTTTTGGCTCCCGTAAAGAGGAATACGTCGACAGCACTGGTGACCCGAAAGCATTGTTCTGGAAGGCGCGCAAGTTCGTGGAAACGCTACCTGTAGAGTTTCGCGGTTCGTGGAGTGAGAAGAAGCACGCGCCATATATGCGTGTTGAGTTTCCTGAAACTGGTGCCGTTATCAAAGGCGAGGCTGGCGATAATATTGGTCGTGGTGACCGTACCACGCTTTATCTGGTTGATGAGGCTGCATTCCTTCAGCGTCCTCTGCTGATTGATGCGGCGTTGTCACAAACGACGCGTTGCCGTATCGACCTGAGTTCAGTTAACGGCATGGCGAACCCGTTCGCTCAGAAGCGTCATGGCGGGAAGATACCGGTATTCACATTCCACTGGCGGGATGATCCTCGCAAGGATGAAGAGTGGTATCGCAGGGAATGCGAGAAAATCGATAATCCGGTGGTGGTGGCACAGGAACTTGATCTGAACTACAGCGCATCAGCGGAAGGCGTCCTGATTCCATCCGAATGGGTACAGGCTGCCGTTGATGCGCATATCAAACTGGGTATCCAGCCAACAGGCAAACGACTTGGCGCGATGGATGTCGCCGACGAAGGCAGGGACAAAAATGCCTTTTCCACCCGTCATGGCTTCCTCCTGGAAAATGTGCGGGAATGGTCCGGTGTGGGCAGCGACATTTATCAGTCCGTCGAGAAGGTTTTCGGCTTTTGCGAACAGGATAACCTCGAAGAGTTTCGCTTTGACGAGGACGGGCTGGGCGCTGGCGTTCGCGGCGATGCACGCGCTATCAACGAACTGCGTAACGCTGCGCGTCGACCGTCAATACTCGCCACACCGTTTCGAGGTAGTGGCGCGGTATTTGATCCGGATGATGAAGCTGTTCGCGGGGACAACGGGCAAGCCGCACGTCTGAACAAGGACTTCTTCGCTAACGCCAAAGCCCAAAGCTGGTGGCGGTTACGTAAACTTTTTCAGAATACCTGGCGCGCCGTGGTTGAAGGTATGGCTTACAACCCGGACGAAATCATCTCAATCAGCAGTAGCATGGCACTCAAAGATAAACTCATCATCGAGCTTTCGCAGCCGACCTATTCCATTAATGGTGTGGGAAAAATCGTTATTGATAAACAGCCTGATGGGACCCGGTCGCCAAATCTTGCCGACTCGGTGATGATCAACTATGCCCCAATGAATTCAGCCCTGAACATCTGGGAGTTGCTAGGGAGACAGGCCTGATGGCACGAAACAAACAAGCCCTGCGGCGAACTGCGCAGGCCACAGCTGATGGTTATGAGAATTTTATCGCCCGCGTAGGGATGCAGACACCTAACCAGCACTCAGCATCCACCTACCGGGCTAATTTCACCAGTCGTAACCGCATGCTGGTGGAATGGTCCTATCGTTCTTCCTGGATCATCGGCGAAGCAGTCGATGCTATCCCGGATGATATGACCCGCAAAGGCATTCGCATCACTTCGGAAATTGATGCAAAAGATCGTGGCATTCTCGAATCACAACTGGATGAGTTGCAAATCTGGGATGCGCTGAATGACGTGCTGAAATGGTCGCGCCTCTACGGCGGCGCGGTGGGTTTCATCATGATTGAGGGGCAGGCACCAATGACCCCGCTGCGACCCGAAACCATCGGTAAGGGCAAGTTTAAGGGGATTCTCCCGCTCGACCGCTGGATGATTGACCCGGTACTGACCCGCCGCATTAAAGATATGGGGCCGGACCTGGGTAAACCTGAGTTTTATGATGTGGTGACCACAGCAACGGGAATTCCTGCCTGGCGCATTCATCACAGTCGCCTGATTCGCTTTGATGGCGTCACGCTGCCATTTCAGCAGAAGATGACCGAGAACGAATGGGGAATGTCGGTTGTAGAGCGTATCTGGGATCGTCTTACCGCGTTCGACAGCGCTACTGTCGGCGCGGCGCAGCTGGTCTACAAAGCGCATTTGCGTACCTACAGCGTGGAGAAGCTACGCGAGCTTATCGCACTTGGTGGTCCTGCGTATGAAGCGTTGCTGAAGAATATCGACCTGATTCGACAGTTCCAGAGCAATGAAGGCATGACGCTCATGGACTCGCGGGATAAGTTTGAAACGCATCAGTACAGCTTCAGTGGTCTGGATGACATCCTATCACAGTTTGCAGAACAGATTAGTGGCGCTGTTGGTATCCCACTGGTGCGGTTGTTCGGACAGTCCCCGAAAGGATTTTCTACCGGTGATGCAGACCTTGCCAACTATTACGACCGCATCAGTTCGTTGCAGGAGAGACGTTTACGTCTTCCGGTGCGGCGGATACTGGACATCATGCATCGTTCGGAACTTGGCAAGCCGCTCCCGGATGATTTCACGTTTGAGTTTAACCCGCTCTGGCAAATGTCTGATGTCGATCGCTCAACGGTGGCGTTAAATACCACCAACGCAATCAGTACAGCGCTGGGTGATGGTCTGATGACACTGAAAGCTGCTATGACTGATTTGCGCGAAAATTCTGACGTAACCGGCATCGGGGCATCCATTACCGACGAGGACATCGAGAATGCCGAAGACGAAGCGCCGCCCGGCATCGGCGAACCTGATGACGAACCGCAGGAACCGTCAGGCGGAAATCCGCTATCGAACCAGCCTACGCAGGATAGCGCGGGCGGTCGGAGACATCGTAAATGGTCACTACGATGGTTCAAATGACAGTATCACGGAAATTATTGCGGCGCTGGAGCGCTACAGTGAAATCATCACCCCCTGGGCGACAAAGGTCGCGGAAAACTTTACCGCCGATATTGTGCGCAAGAATGATGAGCAGTGGCGTAAACACAGCAAAACCATCAGCCGTGAGCTACGCAATCTGGTAAACAGTGCCCCTCCAGGCCAGGTGATGAAATCCATCGTCGCTGAACAGGTCAAGTACATCAAATCGCTACCCCTCGAGGCGGCTGACAGGGTGTACGACATCCAGAATCGGGCGACAGAAGCTGTTGTGACCGGTGGGAGAGCAGAACATTTTGCTAAAGAAATAGCCGCATCGGGTGATATAGCAAAGTCCAGAGCTGACCTGATTGCCCGTACTGAACTTGGACGTGCAACCGGCGCGCTGGATCAGGCGCGTGCGCTGTCAATTGGTTCGAATGGTTATATCTGGCGTACAGCCGAAGATGGTGACGTCAGGCATTCTCATCGGGAAATGGAAGGTAAATTTGTCGAATGGGGCAAACCTCCAACGCTTGATGGCATGACCGGTCACGCTGGCGAGCTCCCGAATTGTCGCTGTTATAAAGAAATCGTTTTTCCCACCTCCCATTCTTATCCCGCCTGAATCGCAGGTAACACATGAAATATTTTTTCAATACCCGGCTGGGGGAAACCCGCTATCAGCTGGCTGACGGCTCGTTGCTGTGCAGAGACGTGCCGATAGGACGAACAGGTAAGCAGCTCTATGGTGCTGATGACCTGCCAAAACTGAAACCCGATAAGTTCGGTGAAATAGTCGTCACGCGTTCTCCTGAGCAGGTATTCCATCCGGCCACGCTTGCCTCATTCGAAGGGATGAGCATCACGATTCTGCATCCTGAAGATGAAAACGGGAATGTGCGGCTGGTAAATCCCGAGAACTGGAAAGAGCTTGCTGTCGGGCACCTCCAGAATGTCCGGCGCGGGACGGGTGAGCAGTCTGATTTGATGCTGGCTGACCTTATCGTCAAAGACGAAAACGCCATTCAGCTTATCGAAGATGGCCTGCGCGAAGTGTCGTGCGGCTATGACGCGGAGTACGAGCAGACCGAGCCAGGTAAAGCCGGGCAGGTCGATATTACCGGAAACCATGTGGCTCTTGTCCCTAAAGGCAGAGCCGGAAATCGTTGTGCAATTGGAGACAGAGACACAATGGCAAATCAAAAGAAAAACTGGTGGAACCGCATGCGTGCGGCCATCAAAACGGGTGACGCTGACACCATGAACGAACTGGTGGAGTCGGCTCCCGCATCGGTTACAGGAGATGAGGGGGATTTGCCGCAGGGCGTTAATCTCAACATCAACCTGTCCCCGCAGCAACCACTACCGGACAAAGCACCAGAGATGGGTGGAGGTCCAACCGGCGACAGTGATGATGACCTCAAAACATTACTGAAAGCCCTGCTGGCTAAGCTGGAAGGAAATGCCACGGGCGATAACGATAATAAGCCTGACGATAATCCGACCGGTGACGGCGAGGACGATGAAGAGGAAACCACGATTACTGGTGACTCAGCCTGGCGTGCCGAAGTTATCGTTCCGGGTATCGATCTGAGCCGTAAGATGAAACCGACCGAGTTCAAACGCGAGGTTCTGGCTTCCGCAGATAAAACGCTGGTTCGCCAGATCGTCGGTGATGCGGATATCCGCAAATTGCCGAAACAATCGGTCGACATGGCGTTTAATGCCGTGTCTGAGATTGCCAAAGGGCGAAACACCCGCGCCACCACCGGCGATGCACAGCGCCTAAACATGGGCATGACCAGTATCGCTTCCCTGAACAAACAAAACGCTGAATTCTGGGCAAACCGTAAAGGGTAAAAAATGAATAATGTATTTCTGTACCGGATGCCTGTTGGCATTGCCGGGGCTGTCTCTCGCCCGCAGGACTTAACCGTCGAACCGGTGGTCCTTAAATCCGATAACGCCTTCGCTGCCTATGGCCTGGCTGGTAAATACGATGATGACGGTTTTTTCGTGCCGCTGGCAGATGGTGATACCGCAGACAAGGTGAAGGGGATCTACGTGCGCCCTTATCCGACCACGTCGCAGCCGGACATGGTTCGCCAGGTGGGAACAGGCAAGAACTTCCCGGGCGACGCCATGAAGCGTGGCTACGTGACTGTTAATCTCGGTTCTGATTTTGATGCCAGCACCATCAAAAAAGGCGACCCGGTATACGTTGTCGTCTCCACTGATGAATCCATCAAAGTGCCGCTGGGTGGATTCATGTCCACGTCAGTCAGTGGCAAAAATGTGGTGCTGACCAACGCTGAATTCACAGGTGCCGGTGATGCTGACGGCAATGCAGAAATTTCCTGGAAGATTTAAGGAACAGACGAATGATTACTTTTGATCAGGCAACCGTTGACAGCTCTGGTGCCTTTCTCATCGGGGAGCTGGAGCGACTCGACCAGACGCTGAACCTGCCACTGGTGGGGTACACCTGGACCCGCGATATTCAGTTGCGTGAAGATGTCTCTATCGCAGATGACATTTCCAGCTGGACGAATACCAGCTTCGCCGCTGCGGGTACTGGTGCAAATCCGAATGGCAAAAACTGGGTAGGCAAAGACTCAACCGCTATTGCTGGCGTGAACGTGGATACCGGCAAATCCGGTAACCCGCTGAACCTGTGGGGGATGGAACTTGGCTGGACGGTCATAGAATTGCAGGCTGCTCAGCAGGTCGGCCGCCCGATTGATACGCAGAAGTATGACGGTATGCAACTGAAATGGCAGATGGATAACGATGAACAGGTATATGTTGGCGATTCCGCATTAAACCTGAAAGGCCTTGTTACCCTGGACGGCGTGCCTGTCAACAACGCTGCCAAAACGTGGGCAACTTCAACACCGGACGAAATCCGCGCAAGCATTAACCAGGTGCTGTCTGATGCGTGGGCCGCTTCCGGTTACTCTGTGGTTCCGCGTGATTTGCTGATCCCGCCTGAGCAGTTTGCTCTGTTGTCCAGCATCATCGTTTCATCTGCGGGTAACCAGTCCCTGTTGACGTATCTTCAGACCAACACCATCAGCTATCACCAGAACGGTGTTCCGCTGAATATCCGCGCGGTTAAATGGCTGAAAGGCCGTGGTGTGGGGAAAAAGGATCGCATGGTTGCGTACACCAACGATAAAAAATACGTCCGCTACCCGCTGGTTCCGCTTCAGAGCGTGCCGGTGCAGTATCGCGGTCTGTATCAGATCGTCACTTACTACGGCAAGCTGGGTGCGGTTGAGCCAGTGTATAAAGAAACTCTGTCCTATGTGGACGGTATCTGATAACCAGAATGGCCCCGAAAGGGGCCTGAAGGAAACTGAAATGGCGAAAGAAAAGCTGGTTACCATCCATGTTCACACCCCGTTTACGCTGACGCTCGGCGATCAGTCAAAACAGGAGTTTGGCCGGGGACGACATAACGTACCGGAAGAAGTCGCGTCGCACTGGTTCACCCAGGCGCACTCTGAGTTTTCCGAAAGCGTGATTAGCGACACCGATGATCTGCAACCCATTATCGACGGCCTGCAAGCGCAGATTGCCGACAAAGATAAGCTGATTGCCGATCTGAAAGATGCATTGCTCAAACTGCAGGAGCAGAACGACAGCCTGCAGGCGCAAATTACTGCCGCCCGGGCTGGCGGTAATGGGGCTAAAGATGTCAAAGAATCAAAGTCTGCCAGCGGTAAGTGATTTTCGCCGCGACTTCCCGCAGTTTGCTGACCCGGCAAAATATCCCGACGCCCAAATCGGGTTCCGTCTGAATCTGGCCGATGAACTGCTGACCGAAAACGTCACCGGCAAAAAGTTGTTTCCGTACTTTGCCGGGTTGTTCGTTGCGCACTACATGACGCTCTGGGCGGCAGACAGCAGAGCGATGCTGGCTGGTGGTCCGGGCGGTTCAACCAATGGTGTTCAGTCCTCAAAGTCCGTTGACAAGGTAAGCGTCAGCTATGACACCAGCGCGACGCTGAATCCTGATGCAGGTTTCTGGAATAACACCCGATATGGCGCTGAATTTTATCAGTTGATCACGATGTTCGGTGCAGGCGGTCGCCAGCTATGAGTTTCAAAAGCGGTGTAACAACGAGGGTGGATAACGCTAAGGCCATTCTGGATGCGCTCAGGTCGTTAACCAAAAAAGATGTGCTGGTCGGCATCCCTTCGGAAGACAGCGAGCGGGATGATGTTCCGTTTGGTAATGCGGGCATCGGTTACCTCAACGAATACGGCTCACCAGAGCAGAACATCCCGCCACGACCTCACCTGGTCCCCGGCGTTAAATCGGCAGAAGAGCAGACGGTGCCGCAGCTTAAAACCGCGGCGCAGGCTGCACTTGATGGTAATGCTGCGGGAGCAGAAAGTGCACTCAACCGTGCCGGAACGCTGGCCGTTAATGGCGTCAGGCGTTACATGACCATTACCGGCTTTACGCCGCTTGCTGACAGTACTGTTGAAGCCCGGGCTCGTCGGGGGCGCAAGGGGGCAACACTGGAACTTGCCCGGCGTGCTGCTGGCGAATCTCCGGGAACCGAACTGGCGAAACCATTAATTGACACTGGGCAATATCGCAGAGCGATTACCCATGTTGTGAGGGATAAAAATGCCGACTCTTGATGTAACAGATGTGCTTTTTGACCCCGATTTTTGCGACTTCAATTTGTGGGTAACACGCCGTGTGCAAACGGTGGATGAGGACGGGATCGGCTGCGACAGCGAAGTTAAAAAGCAGTTTGCCGGAGTCGTAACTGTTGATCGCTCTCTGGAAAACCGTCGTATGCAGGCCGGGCAGGTAATCAGTGGTGCAATTCTGATTGTGACGACTGAGCGACTGACACAGGGACAGACTGGCCGTGATGCCGATATCGTGACGTATCAGGGCCGTGATTATCGTGTGACTTTCGTCGACCCGTATACAACGTATGGTGCCGGATTCGTTCAGGCGCATTGTGAGTTGCTGCCGTTTGATGGGGGAATTCCGGTTGAGCAATAACACCAGCACAGAGCGCGGATGGCTGATACCAACCAGTGGCGATCCGGATTATGACGAAGCGCTCGACAGGCTGTTAAGCCAGTGGATGCGTAACGTTTCCGGTCTGTCTGCCGGGATGGTTCGTCCGCGCTGGCAGAAAGAGCAACCGCCACTGCTACCGGCTGAAACGAACTGGTGTGCGTTTGGGGTTATCGGATGGTCAGGTGATGACAGTCCGGCATTCACCAGACATACCGATGATGGCTCTCAGCTCTGGCGGCATGAAACGATTGAGTGTATGGCTTCGTTTTATGGTCCGGCGGGGATGGTGTATGCGTCCCGGTTTCGTGACGGTATATCTGTACCGCAGAACAACGCAGCACTGAATGCGCTGGGGCTGTCTCTTGGCGATTACACAGGTCTGACTCCCTTCCCTGAACTTATTAATCAGCAATGGGTCCGCCGCTACGATATGACGGTGCGTCTGCGCCGGAAGGTTGTGCGCGAGTACGGTATTAAATCGCTGGTGGAAGCACCAGTCATCTTTTTCGGAGATTAAGCTATGGCACAGGGCTTGCCTGTATCAAACGTTGTTAATGTTGATGTGATCATGTCGCCGCGTGCAGCATCAGGGCGAAATTTTGGTGCATTACTCATTCTCGGCCCGTCCACAATCATTCCGGTAAGTGAGCGCATTCGCCGTTATTCTGCCGCGGAAGATATTGGAAAAGATTTTGGCGTGGAATCACCAGAATATAAGGCTGCGCAGGTGTTTTTCTCTCAATCACCGAAACCTCAGGAGGTTTTTGTTGGTCGTTGGGTGAAAACGAAGGGAGACAGCGAACAGGCCACGCCTGAGACGCTGGAGCAGGCTGTGAATGCCATGCTCGATTATACTTCATGGTATGGGCTGGGGATTGCAGACGATGCAGATATTCCGGATGCAGACTGGCTGAAAGTGGCTGCGGCGATCGAATCCTCTTCTGTAAGCCGTATTCTGGCGATTACGACAAGCGATGAGAAATGCCTGCAGACTGCATCCAGCGATGATTTGGCATCAAAACTGAAAACCGCCGGATATTCACGCAGTTTTATTCAGTATTCATCGGGTAATAAATTCGCTGCGTTATCTGCATTTGGCCGGGCATTCACGGTTAATTTCAATGGCAGTAATACCGCGATTACGCTCAAGTTTAAGCAGGCGCCGGGCGTCGGGTATGAAACACTGACAGTCAGCCAGGCATCGGCACTTGATGCAAAAAACTGCAATGTATTCGTGTACTACCAGAATGATACGGCTATCCTCCAGCAGGGAGTGATGGCTAACGGCGATTTCTTTGATGAACGCCACGGCCTGGACTGGTTACAGAATTATGTGCAGACCAACCTCTATAACCTGCTTTATACCAGCACCACGAAAGTACCCCAGACTGAAGCCGGTATTACCAGACTGTTATCAAGTGTTGAAAAATCACTGGATCAGGCCGTTCAGAATGGACTGATTGCTCCGGGCGTATGGAACGGTGGCGACCTGGGTCAGTTGTCATCAGGTGACACGCTGCCCAAAGGTTATTACGTATACGCCCAGCCACTGGATGAACAGGCACAATCAGAACGTGAAGCCCGTAAGGCTCCGGTGATTCAGGCTGCAATAAAACTTGCAGGCGCGGTTCATTACGCTGACGTACAGATTAACGTTGTTCGCTAAGGGGAAGTGAATGTCTACCTATTCTTTTATGGATGTCACTGCGACGCTGACCGGGCCGACCGGTTCGATTGACCTCGGGTACGGTTCGGCAAGTTCTGAAGAGGGGATTGTGGTTGCGATGGGCGGTCCTAAAAACACCATGACCATCGGTGCTGATGGCGAAGTGATGCACAGTCTCCATGCAGATAAAAGCGGGACGATTACCGTTAACCTTCTGAAGACATCACCGACAAATAAAAAATTGTCGCTGGCGTATAACGCACAGAGCCAGTCTTCTGCCACATGGGGGAATAACGTTATCGTGATCCGCAACAAGGTCAGCGGCGACATCATCACGGCACGCAGTGTTGCGTTCCAGAAACAACCGGATAACGCCAACGCTAAAACCGGTAATACGATGCCGTGGGTGTTTGACTGCGGCAAGATTGACCAGGTTCTCGGGGAGTTTTAATACATGGAGTTCGAAATCAAAGGTGTGAAATATCGCGTGGCAAAACTCAGCGTTTTTGACCAGCTGAAAGTGACCCGCAAACTTCTGCCGGTACTGGCGGGAATGATGTCAGATTTCGGGAGCATTCGCTCCCGTTTGCCTGCTGACGGCAAAATCGACACCGTGAAATTCGAGCAATTAAAACCGGTGTTTGAAACCATGCTCCCGCGTATCGCTGAGGAACTGTCTTCCCTGACCGAAGATGACACCGATGCGATTATTCACCCCTGTCTTGCGGTGGTATCGCGGCGTCATATGGACGGATGGGTGCCGGTATTTACCCGGGGCGAACTGATGTTTGATGATATTGACCTGCTGGTCATGCTTCATCTGGTGGCGCGGGTGGTCGCCGATTCGCTGGGAAATTTTTTGCCTACACCCCTTACCAGTACGACGCAGAGCCTGCAACAGGGCTGACGTTTAACAGCCTGCCGGACGGGCTGTCCTACCTTCTCAATCCGGTTGACGCCGGGTTAATTCCCTATACAGCACTTAAAGATGGCTCTGTCGATTTGTACGATATTGCTCTCTTGAATGACCATCTGGCGGTAAAAGCGGATAACCAGCGGCGCATTGAGAAATGGAGAGAGGATAATGAACGCTGAAACTATTAAAGATTTCCTCGTCTCGCTTGGCTTCAGTGTGGATGATGCAGGAGCGAAAAAGTTCGGTTCTGTCCTCGCCGGTACAACTGCAAATGTCATCAAAATGGGACTGGCCGTTGAAGGAGCTGCGCTGTCCGTGGTGGCCTTCACGGCTAAGATCGCCTCCGGCCTGGATAATCTTTACTGGGCGTCACAGCGCACCGGCGCGACAGTCCAGGGAATTCAGTCTATTGGCTATGCGGTTTCGCAGGTTGGCGGCAGTGTGGACGCTGCGCGATCTTCTCTGGAAAGCCTCTCCCGGTTTATTCGTAACAATCCCGGGGCGGAAGGCTTCCTGAATCGCCTTGGTGTACAGACCCGTGACGCCAGCGGTAACATGCGCGACATGGCCGCTATCTTTACGGGCGTTGGCCAGAAGCTCAGCAGCATGCCGTATTACCGGGCTAACCAGTATGCGCAGATGCTGGGCATTGACGAAAATACCCTGATGGCTATGCGTCGCGGAGTGGGGCAGTTCAGCGCTCAGTATTCAGAAATGGTGAAAGCGATCGGATTTAATGCCGATCAGGCTGCCTTATCGTCAAACCGGTTTATGACCTCGCTGAAATCGCTCGGTGAAATGGCCGGGATGGCGCGGGACAAAATCGGATCGAATCTTGCGGACGGACTGGCGGGGCAGATTGATAACCTGCGCAAAAAGATAATTGAAAATTTTCCCAAAATTGAAGTCACCATCACAAAGGTCATAAAGGGGATCCTCTGGCTGGGTGAGATAGTCGGGCGGGTAGCATTTCGGATAGTCGATGGTGTCGGAGATATCATCGAGTGGTGGGGGAAACTGGATGCCGAAACGAAAACCCTGATAGAGGTTATCGGCGGTCTGGTTGTCGCCATGCGGATACTTAACTCTACTTTCTGGATGTCACCTATAGGGCTGATTACCGGTCTGATCGTGGCTCTCGGTCTCTTGTGGGAAGACTACAAAACATGGAAAGAAGGCGGTAACAGTCTTATCGACTGGGAAAAATGGCAACCGGCAATAGATAAAGCGAAGGATGCGATCACCTGGCTTCGTGATCACCTTCTGGAACTAAAAGATGGTGTTGGCGGCTGGCAAAATGCACTGGAAATCCTCGGTACATTCATCGCGGGTGTCTGGGTATCCAAGGTTCTGGGGGCTTTCGGAAAAATATCAGGTTTACCGGTCCCACCCTGGCTTAAATTGTGGGCGCTTTACGCGGGCTATATTGTTAGTGACAGAGAAAATATTGCCGATAGCGCAAAATCTTCACTGAGGTATACGAAGCGAATTATCGGCGACACGCTGGCTGCTATTGGTATAAAAACAGATATCGGACGCAGGGATGTCAGTGAGGTCCGTGAATGGCCTGCGTGGATGGACTGGTTGCACGGGGGACCCGGTAAAGTTATCCGGCAGGGACAGAGTAACGGTGTAGTGCATGGCTCCAACGTCCAGCCCGACATCCCCGGCGGCGGTACTCTTGCTGATCGCAACAATAACCCCGGGAACATTCGCCCGGTGAGTGGTAAAGGGTTCCGGTTTTTCGAATCAGCTCTTGAGGGCTGGGAGGCGATGAAAAAACAGCTCATGCGTTACTTTACCGGGAAAACAACCGGACGGGCATTACAGACTATTCAGGATATTGTCAGTACCTGGGCCCCGGCAGGTGATAACAACGATCCGAAAAAGTATGCACAGGATGTTGCGAAATGGATGGGAGTATCACCGAATGCAATATTGAATCTTACAGATCCCCAGACTATGGGAGCATTGATGCAATCAATGGCGCGCAAAGAAGGTTATTCAAACTGGAACAGCCCGCTGGCGTATCAGGCCGCCGCTGGCAGCCTTAACCAGCAGACTGTTATAAATGTTCATGGAGTTAACAACCCTCAGGAGGCGGCTAATCTGATCGCTGACAAGCAGGGGGCTGTAAATGCCAGGGCGGTACAGCAATTGAAAGGACCTGCGTAATGGACTTTTTATCTGTTTTACTGCAGCAGCGAACCCGCTCAATAGGAATCATTATTCCTGATGTGGTTATTACCGAAAAGCACACTGACGCCCTGGAAATTACGGAACATCCGGTTGAACAGCCCACGAATGCTGGTGCCAGTGGTGAGGGCGCTGGTTACATATCAGAACACGCATTCAGGCGCCCTTCTGAGGTTGTGATGGAAACCGGTTTTTCCGGAGGCGGATCGCTGCTTGATTTTGCCAGTAACCTGACTGCTACCAGTTTACTGGGGCTGAGCCCGAAAGAACTGTATCAGGAACTGCTTAACCTGCAGCGGAATCGTATTCCTTTCGATGTGACAACCGGCAAGCGTATTTACAACAATATGTTGATAAAAACGCTGGAGGTCACGACCGATAAGAGTAGTGAAAATGTGCTTCTGGCGACACTTACCCTCAGGGAAGTAATTATTACCTCCACGCAGTCAGTCAGGGTTGCCCCGAAAAACAATATGACCGAGGGAGTCGGAACGTCTGCTGTGCAGAATACAGGCACCAAAACAACGGTGCCGCCGAATAATTCCATTCTGAAATCGCTGCCACAGATGGCGCAAGAAGGTATCTCCACTGTTGATGGGTATTTGAGCAATTTATTTCTGGGAAGGTGATTCATGAAAGCCGTAGAAATCCCACTGGTTGCTGACAATCAGACTTTTGCCACCACAATTAACGGTTCGGTTTATCACCTGTCTGTCATCTGGCGAGGAGAGTACTGGGTTCTGGATCTTGCTGACAGCAATGGTTCCGCCATTATATCAGGTATACCGATGATTACGGGGGCTGACCTGCTGGCACAGTATCGATATATGGATCTGGGTTTTTCTCTGGTGGTGCTCTGCGACGTGGCAGGGCAGGAGAATCCGACGCAATTCGATCTTGGAACGCTCTCACACCTCTATGTTTTCACGGAGTAACAATGTCGAAAAACTGGATGCGTCACTTTGAATTATTGCTTGTTGATGATAAGGGCGACGGGATAAAAATTTCTGAGCTTAAAGTCACTTTCAATATTCAGAAAATGCCTGCGACCATATTTAATGGATTCGTTGGAAATTTTAAGGTTTATAACCTGTCTCCTACCACTCAGAACCGGATTATGCAGAAGGAGTTTTCGCGTATACAGGTTATTGCCGGATACAAGGGGCAACCGGATGCAGCAGGTAATTATCCTGATGAAAACGTTGGCATGATATTCAATGGAGATATCCGTTTTACTGTCACTGGTAAAGATAATGCCACAGACAGTTGGATCATGTTGCAGTGTATTGACAGCTGGGAAGGTCACCTGAACGCAAGTGTGAAAACCACAGTGGCTGCTGGCTGGAAGTACAGCGATCTTTTCAGTCTGGGTATGAAATCATTCGAACCATATGGCATCGAATCCGGCGCAGTTCCTGACATGCCTGAAACGGTATTTCCCCGGGGGCGCGTTGTTTATCAAAACACATCAAGGTTGATGAATCATATCGCAGGGCAGTGTAAGGCTAACTGGTGGTATGAAAATAATCTGGTAAATATTGTTCCTGAAGATAAATATATTGGTGTTGCTACGGTGTTGAATGCTAACACCGGGCTTATCGGTATGCCACAGCAGACGATGGGAGCTGGCGTAAATGTCAGATGTCTGATTAATCCAAATATTAAGCTCGGTGGGCTTATTCGTCTGGATCAGGCATCTGTATACCGTGCCTCTTTGAGTAATGACCAGGTAGCGAAATCGCCAGCACGACTGGATGAGTCTGAAAGCGACGGTAATCTCTACGTTAACGGTCTGCCAGGCATGTCACAGCCTGCCAGCATTAATACTGACGGTGATTACATTGTGGGCAGCATTGATTATACTGGCGACACCCGAGGGCAGGCGTGGTATATGGACCTGCTTTGCCTGGCTAAAGGTGGCAAAGAATTGCTTAACTCGAAAGGGATTGATGCGGAGAAATACACATGAAAAGACCATTGTTGACAGTTTTACTTGTCTGTATCTCCTTCATTTCCTTTGCTGATACCGGTTGCGGACCATTTACGATCAACTGGAAAGCGCAAGACGGACTTGCAAGGATTAATGGACAGAAACCGGAGACACAGAAAATCATCTTTCTCAAACAGGAAGGTGATTATGACAATGTGAACATCCAATGGATGATTCCGGGTAATGGGCGTTGGTTAGGGATGGATTTTGTGGCCAGAAATGGCAAGCCGATCCTCAACGTTGAAGTTATCCGCAAAAATATGGACGAGCCTCGGGAGTTCTGGACGTATGATTGCCGGAAGGTGAAGTGAATTACATTGGCGTCCAGCTTCTGCAGAACAGCATGGATGCGCCGAAAATCATCGGTTCCTTTCCATGCAAAAAGATTGTTGATTAATCACTCGTAATTATAATGTGATACTTCTACTTTCACGATAAGGAATTTGTCGCATGTTCGGATTTGATAAATTAATAACTCCAAAAATCATCAACGTTCTGTATGGCATCACAATGTTACTTCTGGTTGTTGCCGCCATTATAACGTTTGTTAATGGGAAGGCTGCTGGCGCTTTAGTGCTTTTGTTATGTGCTGTATTTTGCCGAATATTCTTTGAGTGCATCATGGTTTCATTTAAAAACAATGAGTATCTTCGCCGAATAGCTGAAGCGTTAGAAGCAAACAAGCAGTAATGAAACTTCAATAATGAACCCGCCACCCGGCGGGTTTTTTACTTTCTGGAGACATATGAATGCCCGTTTCTTTAAGCGCTCAACTTGGTAGCAAAGAACAGGCCGATGTAAGACTTGCTGGCTCTGTCATGTCGGCGCTGCGTGTTTCTATGCCCGGCATCGTCCAGTCATTTGATCCGGACACTGTAACAGTGGTTGTTCAACCTGCGATTAAAGGCTATGAGCCGGACTCAAATGGAATCAACCAGTCGACGACATTACCCCTGCTGGTGGATGTACCAGTGGTATTCCCGCGCGGCGGAGGCTGTACGTTGACTTTTCCGGTAAAAGCCGGGGATGAGTGTCTTGTCGTTTTTGCCGATCGTTGTATTGATTTCTGGTGGCAGAGTGGCGGGATACAGGAGCCGGTCGATGACAGAATGCATGATTTATCGGATGCGTTTTGTATTGTCGGTCCCCAGTCGCAGGCGAGGAAGATTAGCGGTATTAATACCAGTGCCACACAGTTGCGTAGTGACGACGGCAGCACCTATTTTGAGCTTAATCCTGACACCAGGAAAATTAAAATTGTCGCTCCGGGTGGTCTTGATGTGGTTGCCCCTCTGGCTGATTTTTCTGAGAAAGTAACCATTCATGGCCTGTTAACCTGGATGGGTGGCATGGTGGGGTCTGTTGTTTCTGGTGTGGCTTCAAAAATCACTGGTGCTGTTGAGTTCTTGGGGAGCGTTAAGGCTAACGGCAAGCCAATCGATGATACGCACACTCATGGCGGTGTTCAGCGCGGTGGAAGCAGTACCGACGGGGTAAACTGATGCGATACAGACGTGAAGACGCCGATGGCGATTACACCTTTGGCAGCGGTGATGACACCTGGCTGATTAACTCGCCTGAGGCCGTGGCGCAGGCTGTGAAAACGCGATTCGAATTGTGGTATGGGCAATGGTTTCTCGATACCACCGAAGGGACTCCGTGGATCCGGTCTGTGCTCGGTAAGCAGAAGCCGGAAACCTACAACCTGGCGATCCGTAAGCGCATCCTCGAAACTCGGGGCGTTAAATCAATCCTCTCTTTCAATACGACGGTGGATACCACGACCCGACGTGTCATGTTTTCCGCTGAAATCGACACTCTTTATGGAATAACGACTGTTACATCGGAGGCGTAATGGCTCTGAACCTTGATTCTCTCGGTTTATCTGCAAAGGTAACCGCAGAGGGGATCAGTGCGCCTGATTATCAGACGATACTCAGCACCCTGATTAGCTATTTTCAGCAGATTTATGGCAGTGATGCCTACCTCGAACCGGACAGCAAAGACGGCCAGATGGTGGCTCTGATGGCACTGGCGATTCATGATGCCAATAATACGGCGATAACTGTCTACAACTGTTTTTCACCGGCAACCGGCTATGGGGCTGCACTGACCAGTAACGTGAAAATAAATGGTATTTCACGTAAAGGCGCGACGAACTCTACGGTTGATTTGCTTCTTACAGGAACTGCCGGAACAACCATCATTAATGGCAGCGTGAAAGACAGTAATAATGTGATATGGCGTTTGCCTGCTTCAGTGGTGGTCGGCGTGGATGGTACAGTGATGGCGACCGCAACATGTTCCGTCAGTGGTGCAGTGGCGGCGCTGGCTGGAACAATCACTGAAATTAATACGCCAACCCGTGGCTGGGTTTCGGTAACTAATCCTGCTGCGGCTACTGTTGGCTCTCCGGCAGAAACTGATGCGGAGTTACGTATCCGTCAGTCGCAAAGTGTTGCGTTGCCATCAATAACCCCATTTGAAGCACTGGATGGTGCTGTTTCTAATGTTACCGGTGTAACCCGCCACAAACTCTATGAAAATGATACTGGTTCGGAGGACGGTAACGGGTTACCGCCACACTCTGTTGCTGTGATTGTGGATGGCGGTGATGTGACGGATATTGCTCAGGCTATCAGAGGGAATAAAGGTCAGGGGACAGCCACTCACGGTACAACATCCGTTACGATTCCGGATAAATACGGCAATCCCCATGTAATCAAGTTCTCGCGTTCCAGTGATGTACCTGTTTATGCCCGGATCAAATTACAAGTTTTTACGGGTTATACCTCACAGATAGGGCAGCAGATCCAGCAGGCTATTTCCGACTATATCAATAGTCTGATGATTGGTGATTCGGTCCTTTTAAGTCGCATTTACTCACCGGCGAATCTTGGCGTGGTGAGTGGCGGGAATGCACGCTATTACGATATTCAGGAACTGACGATTGGGAAATCCCCGGGGGCTTTGTCGTCATCAAACATTGATATCAGATACAACGAATCTGTGTCCTGTACCCCGGAAAATATCGTTATAACGGTGGAGTCATGAGCAAATACACCGAACTAATCACGAACTACCACGCCACCAAACCTAAATTTCTTGCGCATGTTGATCTGATGACCCGGCCACTTATTGATGTTGCGGCTGCCACCAGAGGGCTGATTACTGCATTTGATATTGACTCTGCGGTTGGTGTGCAACTTGACATTCTTGGATTGTGGATCGGACGTAGCCGTGTTGTCAGCCAGCCTATCTCAGGTGTCTATTTCAGCTGGGATACCGACGGGCTTGGATATGATCAGGGGATATGGCAGGGACCATACGATCCTGATTCAGGATACATGTATCTCAGCGATGAAACTTATCGTGTCATTCTTAAAGCGAAGATTGCGATTAATAACTGGGACGGACGGAATGATTCGCTTCCGGCAATTCTTGACGCGGCAACAGCAGGATCCGGGCTGCGAATGCAGATAGTCGATAACCAGGACATGACGATATCGGTCTGGGTCTTTCCTGATACTGATATTTCAGATGTATCGCGTGAGTTAATTGCGGCAATTAAACAGGGGTATCTCACAGTAAAAGCCGCCGGGGTATGGGCGGGGGGCATTGAAACACCTTCGGTGGAAACTCCATCGGAAGGCTCTAAATTTTTTGGTTTTGATATGGATAACGAATTCATCAGTGGTTTTGATGTAGGGGCATGGGGAGTATTACTCTGATGGCGAAAAATGACTTTAAAGCGTTTGCAACTGATCGAAATGCCAATGTTATGTCGCAGGAGGAATGGGAAGCGTTGCCTGCGCTTTTATCCGGATTTACAGCAGGGAAAGCATCCAGTGCGCAAGTCAATAAGGTTATTCGGCAGGCCAGCTTTATTGCTGCAGCTCTGGCCCAGTTTGTAAGTGATAAAACGCAACGGGATGTGCTTGATAATGGTGATCTTCCCGGTTTTGTTGAATTGCTGGGATCGGGGTTTGCTGTTGAATACCTGAGCCGCAAGAATCCGTTTGGTGATATCAAATCGGATGGCACAGTACCAACGGCTCTCGAAAATCTTGGTTTGGGAGAAGGCTCTGCATTACCTGTTGGTGTGCCTGTTCCGTGGCCCTCCGCAACCCCGCCAACGGGCTGGCTGAAATGCAACGGCGCTGCCTTTGATAAGGTGAAATATCCCCATCTTGCTACAGCATATCCATCAGGGAAACTACCTGATCTCCGTGGTGAGTTTATTCGTGGATGGGATGACGGGCGTGGTATTGATGCAGGACGTGCTTTATTGAGCATTCAGACTGGGATGCTGGAAAAACACCGCCATATTGTTGTTGCCAACGATGGGTATGATTCAAAAGAGGAATGGGAACTGGCGACAATCTTCAGAAGAGCATATACGCAAGGCCGGGGGCTTGATGCTACCGATGCCGGAGGAACCCTGATTCCATCACCAACGCTACATACACGAGGGAGTATTGGTAACACAGGTGGGAGCGAAACCCGTCCACGAAATATTGCATTTAACTATATCGTGAGAGCTGCATAATGGATAAAGCCGTATTAAATAGCGAACTTATTGCCACGAAGGCGGGGAATATTACCGTCTATAACTATGATGGTGAAACACGGGAATATATTTCCACTTCAAATGAATATCTTGCCGTTGGTGTCGGTATCCCGGCATATTCCTGTTTAGATGCTCCTGGCACATATAAGGCTGGTTATGCAATCTGCCGTTCAGTAGATTTAAACTCATGGGAATATATGCCAGACCATCGCGGTGAAATTATCTATAGCACCGAAACAGGAGAAGCAAAAGAAATCACAGCTCCGGGTGATTACCCTGAAAATACAACCACTATCGTCCCGTTAACGCCATATGATAAATGGGATGGTGAGAAATGGGTGACAGATTCTGAGGCACAACACGGTGCCGCAGTAGAAGCGGCAGAAGCACAGCGCCAGTCACTGATTGATGCAGCAATGGCTTCCATTAGTCTGATTCAGCTGAAATTACAGGCCGGGCGGAAACTGGCGCAGGCAGAAACAACCCGGCTTAACGCTGTGCTGGATTACATTGACGCGGTGACGGCAACAAATACCAGCACCGCGCCTGATGTCATCTGGCCTGAGCTGCCGGAGGCGTAGGCCATTCAATATCGGGTGCTGTTGACGTATCAACACGCATCAGCAGCACACGGTATTTCTTCCATTGGGTGAGAGTTGAAGTTTCTTCATCAGTTGCGATACCAGCATCAACAGCATCCTGACGCCAGGATATTTCACTGTCAGCTTTTGCACGAAATGTGGCTTTCATGTTTTCTGCATCTGATATTTTCTGTTCTGGTGAAAGCGGAGGCTCATCAACCCATGCAAGGGCCCCTGAAACCATTCCCAGCATTTTGCCTGTCGGCTTATTTCCTCCATTAAATCTGACAACATCCTCATCGCTGATTTCAATACCATCCTGCGGCCATGTCCCCTCCTTGATATAACTTTCATATAGCGCTGCGTTGTAGATTGCATTTTCGGACGGACTGTAAACACTTTTAACTTTATTCAT